AGTGATTGTTGCTCGATATTTGAGAAAGTCGAACGATCTAGGTCACCAACCATATGCGGTGGTACACGAAAAATTCTGGCAATTTCGTCGAGTTGGAATTTTCGAGTATCAAGAAATTGCGCTTGGTCGGGTGGAATGGAAAGCTGGTGAAAAGTCATTCCTTCTTCCAAGACAGCAATGCTGTGATTATTAGATCCCGAAAATTGTGACTGCCAACTTTTCCGAAGCCGTTCAGGGTCTTTGACTACATTAGGGTGCTCTAGAACACCACCAGGCGTGGCATCATTTTTGAAGAAAGTGGCTCCGTATTGTTCGGCAGCCATGGATAATCCAATCGCATTCTTAGCCATAGCAATGGGACTGTAACCAATCAAACCATCAAAACCCAATCCGGCGATATGAAGGACTTCATCGGACAAGAGAATTACTTGTTTCGATTTATTTTTTGCCTGGTAATCATCGTAGTTGCGGGTATAGGTATAGTAGATTTCACCGTTGGCCGCTCGGTTAACGTCCATTCGATCAGGCATCAAAGGATAGAGCCCAGTGATCTCGCCTTGACCGTTTCGAATGATTTGTGCATAGGCATTACCCCACAGCAATAAATGGTTCATCATGGTTTCACGAAAGATAAAACTGGTCATTTCTGGATTTGGCGCATCATGAAGCAAAAAATAAAGCGGGTGGTTAATTGCCCGCTGTTTACCACCATCGCTGGTGTATTGATAAATGTGGAGTGGCAGTTCAGCTAATCCTTCAGCCAAGACTCGCACACAAGCATAAACTGCTGTATTCTGCATTGCGGTGCGTTCGGTCACATTTTGGCCAGCCATCGAACTGCCGAAGAAAAATGACATGGTGCTGGATAGGGTGTTTTTGGGTGAAGCTTTATTGGTATGGAACAATTTATTAAATAGACTCATGGCATCAACTCCTTTCAGTTCTTCGCAATTACAACATCAATAAACCTCGACCATCATAAACAGAATCACCATTATCCTCATTTCGGATAGCACGATCCAGTCCCATAATGGTGGCCACTACGCCATCAATTTTTTCGGTTGACTTAGCCTTATCAGGTTTGATATTCCCGGCTGGGTCAGTGCGGATGTAGATGTTGTCCATCATCCAGCGTAATACTGGGTGACCACCATGAGCGATCTTCTTTTCCAGAGTTAATCGCATCAACTCTTTGGTTGGTGGAGTCATATCTTTGAACCCTTGGCCAAATGGCACTACCGTGAAGCCCATTCCTTCAAGATTCTGGACCATTTCGACTGCACCCCAACGGTCAAAGGCAATTTCCTTGATATGGTATTTCTTTCCGAGATCATCAATGAAGTGTTCTATGAAGCCATAGTGGACGACATTACCTTCTGTGGTTTGTAAATATCCCTGCTGTTTCCAGATATCATAGGGAACATGGTCACGGCGTACCCGCAGGTCGACATTATCTTCAGGAATCCAGAAGTAGGGGAGCAGGGTGTAACCTTCGGAATCATCACGCGGTGGAAAGACCAAAACGAATGCTGTGATATCAGTAGTTGATGACAGGTCAAGACCACCGTAACAATCGTGACCACGTAACTCATCGGGATCAACAGGAAATGCACAAGCATCCCATTTGTCCATCGGCATCCATCGAACATCTTGTTTTACCCACTGATTTAACCGTAGTTGTCGGAAGGTATTTTCTTCAGCTGGGTTTTCCTTAGCTGAATTATAGGCATCCGTAACCTTCTCCATTTTGACCGTGATACCCAGAGAAGGGTTAGCTTTTTTCCAAACTTCGGGACTTGACCAATCTTCGTCACGTCCGGCACCGTAAATGACTGGGTAGAAGCGAGGGTCATGTTTACGTCCCTTCATGATGTCAATGGCTTTTTGGTGGACCTGATAACAGATTGAATTTTCATCGTTACCAGCCGTCGTGATCAAAAAGTAGAGCGGTTGAGTACGAGCGTCCCCAGAGCCCTTAGTCATAACGTCATAAAGTTTACGGTTAGGCTGAGTATGCAATTCATCAAAAATAACGCCAGAAACATTAAAGCCATGCTTGGAGTAGGCGTCGGCGGACAAGACTTGGTAGAAACTATTAGTTGGTTCATAGATCAAGCGCTTCTGAGAAGCTAAGATCTTGCACCGCTTCTTCAAGGCAGGATTCATCCGTACCATATCGGCAGCCACGTCAAAAACAATGGCGGCCTGTTGACGATCAGCCGCGCAGCCATAAACTTCCGCCCGCTCTTCTCCATCAGCACAACAAAGTAGGAGGGCAACGGCAGCGGCTAGTTCTGACTTTCCTTGCTTCTTGGGAATTTCAACATAAGCAGTGTTGAATTGACGGTAGCCATCAGGCTTAAGAATGCCAAAGATATCACGAATTATTTTCTCTTGCCAATCAATTAAATCAAACGGTTTTCCTGCCCAGGTCCCTTTGGTATGGCATAGGCATTCGATAAATGAAACTGCAAAATCAGCTGCGTCTTTGTTATAAGTAGAGTCCTTGGCCATGAACCTAGTTGGCTTGTAATCTTTTATTTTTCGCAAGAGGGCATCACATCCTTTCAGTTGTACTAAAAAAGCACTGAGTGTTAACTCAATGCTTGATTGATGATTAATTAAACTTGCCAGTTAATATCAAATTTACGTATCCGGCGCGGTCAGTATTCAAGTAATCGATTAAGTCATGGCAGTTATAGTAGTATGCCAGTCTTTTGACATTTTCCACATCAAACATATTTGCTTCACCAGTGTTGCGGATTTTAAGCACTTGTCGGTAGATTCGATTACGCTTGGCCAATTCATCTTTGATACGGTTCATAGTTAAGCCTCCTGACTTTTGAATGCGGCGGACCCGGTTAAATTTTTAAGTAACACCTTCCGTTGCTTCTTATACCTTGGGCCAATAAATCCCAGCCGGAGCAAAAGACAACGAAAGGCATATTTTTCATTGCTTTCTTCCCGTGGCTGGGACATAATCCGCTGATGATTTTGAGCATATTGCACTAGTTTGTCGATGAATTGTTGATAGGCCAGAGCATCATAGGCATCGACTTGGTCAAACCAGTTAAATGAGACTTGTTGGTCGTCAATGCTTAAATGCAATGATTCAATGTCAAAAGCGTCTTTGATTAACTGGCTTTTGGCCCAGATTAAATGGCGTAGGTTATCTAGATCTTGGTCAGTAAGCTCATTGCGGCGATATGTTATGTTCAACTTGACCGTCTCGCTGGGTGTGAATCCCTGTTGCTTAAGATGTGTTACTAATCCAGCAGGAATCTCATCCGGGGATAGAAGATTGCCATCCTTGCTGATGGTGTATTTGCCAATCTGGTATGCATAAGTTGGTGTGTACTGGTACTCTGCCTTTTGCTGAGTGTATTCAGCAATCTGTTCGACTAACTTTTTGCGCTGTTGGCCATGAACATTAAAATTAATTTTCATATTCAATACCTCCTTGTTTGATCACTGTATACATCACTCTAAAAGGCACAGATAGCAAGGCTTTTCAGTACTTTAGGCCGACTTTTTAACCTTACTGTAAGGAATCGATTTTCCATCCCTTTCCACACTGACTTTCTGATCCGAATCGACTTGTTCAATATAGCGGTTGACGATGACATCGCAATATTTAGGATCCAGCTCCATCATGTAGCAGATCCGATTAGTCTGTTCACAAGCAATCAGAGTCGAACCAGAACCGCCGAATGGATCAAGAACCGTGCAGTTCGACATAGTAGAGTTCATGATCGGATAGGCTAGTAATGGGATTGGTTTCATCGTTGGGTGTTCCTTACTTTGCTTTGGACGATCAAATTCCCAGATGGTAGATTCCTTTCGTCCGGTGTACCATTCGTGTTTACCATCTTTCTTCCAACCATATAGAACTGGTTCATGCTGCCACTGGTAGGGTGAGCGACCAAGCACTAATGATTGTTTTTTCCAGATACAGCAACCAGATAAATAAAAGCCAGCATCTTGGAAAGCACGGCGGAAGTTAAGGCCTTCCGTGTCGGCATGGAAAACATAGATGCTGGCGTCATTAGCCATGGCTTGATTCGTGTTTTGAAAAGCAGCGAGTAGAAACTGGTAGAACTTGTCGTCAGTTTGATGATCATTCTTGATCTTGCCAGCCTTGCTGGAGTAATCAACATTGTATGGTGGATCGGTGAGCACTAGGTTGACCTGATGATCACCAAGTAATCTTTGATAGCTTTCCTTTCTCGTGGCATCACCACATAGTAGGGTATGTCGCCCCAAGTGCCAGATGTCGCCTGTCTTAGAAAAGGTCGGTTTATTTAATTCGCTATCAACGTCAAAGTCATCATCATGAGTATTATCAGCGGTGCCGAGTAAGTCAGAGATCTCATTTTCGTCAAAACCGGTTAATGAAACATCAAGGTCGCTGGCCTGCAGATCAGTCATCAGTAAAGCTAACTTGTCCTTATCCCAGTCACCACTAATTTTGTTTAAAGCTACGTTAAGGGCCTTTTCTTTGTCCTCATTCAGATTAACGACCACGCACTCTGCTTCTTTGATGCCTTCATCCTGGAGAATTTTTAAGCGCTGGTGCCCACCAACTACATGACCGGTTTGTTGGTTCCAAATGATTGGATCGACATAGCCAAATTCATGCATCGAGCGTTTTAGTTTTTCATAATCAGGATCGCCGGGTTTGAGATCTTTCCGTGGATTGTAATCGGCAGGAATCAAATCGGTGATTTTCTTTTTGACAAATTTCATTAGTTCATTCCTTTCCGGCTTCTTAAGAGCCGTTCCATGACATCATCCTGTGGGGTTGATCCTTGGTAAGCTGTGGCGTTGTTTTCCTTAACCACCTGAAAAATCTGAAACCACAACTGACTCGATTGCTTCATGTAGTCACGACTCATTGAAACGTAGGGTGAAGCAATTGCGTTCCCAGTGGTGGGGTGGCGAGCGAGAAAACCAAACTTTGAGATACATTCTTCACACTGAATCCATCGGCTGACGCTAACGGCGTATTGTTCGATTAACTGGGTATTGACTAATTTCTCGCAGCCTCGTTCGACCAGCCATTCCCAGGTTTCTTTAAAAATATCAGCAGCGTCAAACTCTAAACCATTTTTCTGCTTGGCTTTGAGGTACTTTTTGACTGGCGGCATCACGTGGCCTTCCAGATTAGCTGGCTCTGGCAAATCAATGATGGTTGCTTCTTGGCCAGCTTCGAGCTTATCGTGCAGTGATTTAGATCTTCTCCCAGCGCCGACACGGAATCCGCCACGATTCGTACCATCTTTAGCCAAATCTCTCCCTCCTTCCGGCAGGGGTTAATACCCCGTTTGATTTCGATTTTTTGTACACGAAGGCCCAGGCCCGCTCCCGCGCGCAAAATTTTTAAAGATTCGATGGCCCCCTCCGTGGTCTAATAATGATAGTGACGCGGCTTCTGATGCCAGCGATCATCCATCTGCACTGTAATACGGGAATGGCATGGCTTGCACAATGCCATTAGGTTCTTGAGGTCGTTGGTACCACCGTGTTCGAGCGGTAAAACGTGATGAACCTCGGTAGCTTGAGTGTACCTGCCCTGGCTTAAGCACATCTCACAGAAGGGGTGGTGAAGCAGGTAGCGCTGTC